GTCTGGTCAGGATTCGATGAAGTGAGTTGTAAGATTAGGCCATCTGTCGAAGTGGCTGCCCCACCTAGAATACTTATTTGCGGACAAGATATTCCGTTTGTAATGCCATAGCAGACAGGACTTGATTGAAGCGTGGTCCCATTCGTTGTTGTGTATTCCGCGAGAGCAGAAGCATTTCCCGATGTATTTGGATTGGTGGTTCCGCTTCCACTGGGACTAATCCATCCTGATCCGGTATATGTCCGATTCAACAGAGTTGTAAGGCTGAAATATGTGCATCCAGGAGGGGGGTTCGACATCTCCACATCCGCATAGGCGTTCACAGGGCTACCACAGGTAAGCCGTGGTGCCACGATGGCTGCGTTGATAACTGTCGAAGCATTGAATGTTGCCCCTGTAATCGTCATGGCGGCAGTGCAGTAGGTATGTGCTCCGCTTACTGCAGGTGTCGCACAAAATACCCATCCCGATGCCGGAGGTGCGGTCGTCGGAATAATACCGCCCGTGCTGGTAAGTGCCTGGCTGAATGCGCCTGATCCGTTGAGTGAGCCAGCGAACGACGTCGTGAATGATTGCCCCGCAACGACTGGCTGTCCAAGAGCAGGATTGTAGAGGTAGGTTGCTGACCATGTACCGTTGGCCCATGCCGTTCCATCTGAATCCACGATCGTCGCGCTCACAGTCGTCTGCGACCACAAGCGTCCTGCAAATATGACGAGCACGAGCATTATGATTAACTTTTTCACTTTGACTCCTCTATTATGGGCATGTCGTTGCCGTCCCTCTATACAAATTTCCGCTCGCATCCAAACACGCCAATGCGTTTCCTGTTCCAGCAAGAGGACTGATCTTCAAAGTTCCTCCGCTTGAGACAGAAAACTGTCCAGTAGAACCAGCTGTAAAAGCATTGAGCACATCAACCGGAGCTGAATGAAAGTAGAAATGGTTTGCGGTAGTGTCGAACCCGAAGCTTCCCACTCTATCTTCAAATGATAAGATGTTCACGTTTTTGGGAAAGGTGCTGGAACGGATGCATATTACAGAACCTATACCTGTAGTATAAGGTCCGGCATTTCCTTCTATGCAACTACCTCCCAAGCCAGTTCCACCTAGAGGCATATCCATCACAATTCCATTTGCAAATGGACCGAAAAGATTGATAGAGTTTGGTGCCTGCATATGGCCACCATTGAAGTTATACCGCGGCGTTCCTCCCTGCGTATCAACGAAGTTCTGGATCTCAAAAACCATGTTTCCACGAGAAACATTGTTGCCTGCAAGTCTCAATGACATTGCCGCTGTTCCAGAACCCGGAATGGACATAGTGTTTCCGGTTGTCTGTAGGAAAATGTCTTGCTCTAATGCGGCAGCATTGGCGGGGTTTTCTACCGCTGCTCCGGCAGTCCAAGGAACATTGTTGGTTTCAAGTATTTCGTTTGCACCGTTTGTATCGACTGAGAGTATTTCTGCACCGTCAACTACATGATAAGTCGAGCCAACAATCGTTTGCTGAGAACCTAAAATTGGAGGGCATGAACTAAAAATTCCTGCTTCTAAAAGACCGCAAATGTAATGTGAGGAATCGGCTGCTCCAAACATGAAATATGACGTTCTCCAAATAACATCTGGATCATCACTCATGAAACCATGAGTCCCGCCTTGGATGATGAGCGAACCGACGATATGAGGCTTTTGCGATTGAAAGGTAAGAGGACTGACGGCGGTTATACGTATTTGTTCTGGATTCCCGTTTTGGCTGATAATCCAAGCATATCCGTTATTATTTGTGGTGTTTACCGTTCCCTGAATAGCGGTACAGCCAACCGTATGCGTCAAAAGAGTCTGCACGGGAAAGCTTTGCGCAACATCTGTCGTGGTTGTACAGACCGCACTAGGGGTCAAAGTGCTAGACACTTGAAGGGTATATAAAAATGTTGAACCAAAACGTACAGAACCAGGTTGACTTGGATTTCCGTTATCCATAATCGTTCCGGTATCGACTGCACTTTGTGTCAGCAGAAGATAGTTTCCAGGCGATAGATCATTGACGCTTAATACTGGACTCCTATCACCGGTACCCGTAGTCGAAGTTACGGTTCCCACGGGATAAGAAGTATTCTGAGTGCCGTTCATTTTTATCATGGAACAACCTTCAGAACTTGCAGAGACCCAACCGCAGTCCATACTTCCATAAACGTATTTCCACGCACTATCCCCAGCAGCGCGAACATTGAAATTGGCGCTCTCTCCTTGGCTTATTCCGAGTCGCCGATAAAATCCGCCTTCATAGATAGTCTTGCTGGTTGTTTCTGGCTGATAGGAACTCGGCAATGTTCCAACGAATCCCACATCAGAACCGGGACCATAACTATTTCCATTGAGAAATAGCAACTGATTGACAAAGTCTGTTTGTGCCACCACTGGACCGAAGAAATTTCCAGTCATATCAACGCAAACGAGGCAATTTGCAGTCAGGAAGTAATTATTGGCTCCGTTGATATTAGTAGTTCCAGGATTGCTTGTGATTATCTGATCGGCTGTCGGATCAAGAAGCGCGGCTCCAGGCTGGCTGGCAAATGGGCCCCAATTGCTTGGACTCGAGCTTGGCGTATTTCCCCTATTGTTGAAAGTCAGAGAGGTGTAGGTAGTTGCATTGTAGATAACCACATCTCCCAAGTTGTAGGTCGTCGTTGGAGAGTATGTCCCGCGAAAGGTGAAGCTTCCAGAATACGCTGTGATCTGATAGCTGTAGATCACGAACGGAGCGACCGTGATCTGGACAAGGTATGCTCCAGGTGTAACGAAAAACGAGTAGTTTCCAACCTGATCGGTTGTGTATGGATTCGATACAGAATGCGTCAGCGCTAAATCTGAATACAGCGACGAAAGTGGAGAGCATGGAAGTCCAGATCCGGTATAGGCGCAGACGCGAACTTTTCCGAATGGTACAGGCTTTCCTAGTTCATTGACCACCTGCCCATAGATCGATGCTCCCTGCGCCTCAGCATTCGTCGTCAGGAATAGACCTGCGCTTGCAAGCAGGGTGCACAACACCATTTTCGCCATCCAAGATGCTCTCGCCATCCGCAAAAAGACACTCGGCCAAGCCAACAGGCTCATCGCAAAGCTGGCACAGTCCGCCATCGCGCTGCCAGAGGTGACGTTTCCGCCGGCGCTTCTCTTCTCGTCCAGCATCGTTCTGCAGGGTGACTTCATGGCCGCTCCTCGTTGTCTTCACTGCTTGCTGCCTCTTCGGCCGCTGAAACCTTGTCTTGGCGTATCTCATCGAGCAACCTCCGGGACTTTTTCAGCAGGTACATCTCTTCGGTGATCTCTTTGACTTCCCGGCGCTCGAGCAGTCTGATGGCGAACGCCAATATCCGACGCGACTCGATCAGGGTCTCCATGAAATTTGGGGTATCGTACCGATCGGCAACCATGAATTCGAGCGCCTGAGACGCGCTGGCGAGCTCGTTCTTCTGGCGGAACGCCTCGACAGCCTCTTCGATGAACTTCTTGGCGGTGTACGGTACCCGGCAGCGGTAGTAGGAGTAGACCTCGCGGCTGCTTCCTGACTGGCGATTACGCTGCGCTACTAGCCCGGCGAACGAAGTGGTATCAAGCTGTTTCGCTTCCGTCACCCACGGGTAGTCGTTCCAGAGGATCGGATCAATCTGGATAAGGAGCTCGGCATTGCCGGTGGAAAGAGCTTGAAGGTCCACAAGCGGGAGTTCATAGAGTGCTTCTCCGATGCGAACTGCCTTGTACCATGTCGATCGGGGAACGTCTATGCTATCCCGATAGACATCCTCGCTCTCAAAGCCGAGCTGTGCGAACATACCCAATGCCCGCATCCGAGCTCCGTAGTAGGCGATGGCCATGATGGCGCTTTTGAATGTTCGTGCCGCGCGGCGCACTTCCCTGTCGTAGAAAACAGCCTCTCCAGCCGGAGGCAGGTACTCCGGTTGGGCGCAAATTGGCGGACTGATCGCAAGCGTAAGCACGCCAAGAGTGTACCTTGACGGCGACACGGAAGAAATACGGTTGCACTACTTTGGTGACAATTCCGTTCCGGGGGACTCCGAAAATAGCTCTTTGAATGCCCTGTACCGTTCTGGAAGCCACTGCGGATCGCAATCGGCCAGCGCCGTCCACCCGCCTAGCGCGGCCACCGCCTGCCTCACCCCGGCGGATATCTCTGGTATTGGCTCCGTGACCGCCTTGCCGCCAACCATGCGCGTCTTGGGGGCCAAAACAGCCATTCCGTTGCCGTCTCGGTCGATATGTCGTCGGAGAATCAAGACGACCAGGTTCCACGCCGCGGCCACCGGAGAAAGAGGAGTGTCCATGCGTAGACTGGCCAACCGCCGGAAGGTAGCGATTGTGGGGCGGCGCTCGCAGGTGTCGATGATCTGGATAACGACCTTCTCGAACGCTTCTGGACCAATTTCGACGGCAATAGCAGTCATCCGATCGAGGTAGAAGGAACGGGCTTCGTCCGACATCAAAGGACCGGCAATCATCTCCCTGATCGCCTGGTCCTTGCCCACCACCCATCTACGCAATTCGGTGTAGTTGGTCGCGCTCGGAAGAGAAGCCGTTTTGCGGAGTTCGAGTCCAGTGGGCATCTTGTTGCTCATAGCGGCGCTCCTTGAACCATTTCATGATGCCGGGAACATACTGCAAGTCGCATTCTGGCCACCTTGCCACGCATTCCGCATAGCGAATCACCCGCGTCCGAAGGTACGATGTCGACGCCTTGCCGTGCGTAGCCTGAATGTATCGGATATGCTCGTCGATCAGTTTGATGGCGGGCATGTGGGCTTCTACATCGGCCATTGTAAATTCACTGTACTTCGCAATGCCGGGATAGCACTGCAGGATGGTGATAGCATCTTCGACGTAAGCAGGCATGGATTCTGTCATCATGCGGAGATATCGCGACTGGTGATAGAACGTCGTCGCGTGAGGGATATACCGTCGCTCACGGCCATAAAGCTTGGCCCGGGCATCGGAAGTCTTTTCTCTGAGGTAGGCAATAGCCTCTTCCTGCGTTCGCGGCTTACTGTCGATCTCCCCGGCAACGATCCGGTCTAGAGCTTCGCGGATGCGCTTCTGCTCTTCGGCTTTCTTTCGGCGGACTGGATACAGGGTTCGGATAGATTCTATGGCGACATTCGGCCAAGGGCCGCAGGCAGGAGCAAGCAGTTCTTGCTGTTCCATGGATTTCCTCAAGAGAAACGGCGTCAGTGGGCACTGACGCCGCTATTGGATTAGGAGGTGGGTGCGTCTGGTGCGGAGAGTGGGGCAGCATTCGGCATCAGCGCCGCTACGGTTGTGGCGTTGATTGTAACACCAGCAGCAGCACCATATGCGGTAAGAGCCTGCGACGCCAGCGTAGCAAGTAGATCCACTACAACCTGTGCCGTACCAGCCTCAAGCGCGACGCCAGGATCAGCGGCAGAGATGATTGTGAGAATGCTGTCTGCCGTCGCCTTGACTTCGGTTACGGCCGTTGCCGCGGTCGTGGCGGCTGATGGTGTTGGGTTTGTGGTGGACATTTATTTGCCTCCGGTCGTGGGTAGGGTGTAAAGAGCTTTGACGTCCGCAATCGCCGGCGGCAAGTTTGCCAAGGCGATGATGACGACTTGCTGTTGTAGGGAGAGGGCGCTTGCGCTGCCGTTGGCGGACTTGATCTCCTCGTAGACCACCATCCCCTGCACTGCGGTCGCCTGCACAGCTTTGGCCTGCGTAATGACCGTGAAGATGGCTTGGGTATGCGGAATGGTCCGAGCCTCGTAGTCGACCTGCGCCTGGTCGATCACCGCCTTGGACGCGGCAAGCGTCTGGAAGGTCGTTCGCTCGAACGACGAGCACCCCGTCTGGAACATCACGGCAAACAGGATGAGGGCTGATACTGCGATTCGCTTCATATGGGGCTCCTTGTGAAACTCGTGTCTGAATACTACCATGCAAGCATTATTGCCGGTGCAAATTATCAAATCTGGTCGCATCAGCGGAATAAGCCAAGTCCACCTTGCCTGTCGGTCCGTTTCTGGCCTTGGCGATAGTAATATCCGCCAAGCCTCTAACCTCTTCATCGTCTGGCCTGTAATAGCTCTCCCTGTGGATGAAAGCGACAATATCAGCATCGGCCTCGATTGATCCAGACTCTCGCAAGTCGCTCAACTTGGGTCGGTTATCACCATGTTTTTCACTGCCACGGCCCACCATGGCGAGGGCAACGACCGGCACTTCAAGTTCCTTCGCCAATGCCTTTAGGGACCGGGAGATGCCTGCAACTTCCTGCTCTCGATTTCCGTATTTCTTCGATCCCTGCATCATCTGGAGATAGTCGATCATCACCAGATCCAGCCGTCCCATAGTCTGCTTAAGCCGACGGCACTTCGCTCGCACCTGAGTCGAAGTAATGCTGGCGGTCTCGTCGATCATCAGGTGTTTATCTGCAATCGCCAGCAATGCCCCGCTGATGCGTCGCCGCTCCTCTGCACTGATATGGCCCGCCTGCGCTCGCCGCGCGCTGACATTGGCCAAACTGGCAAGCATACGACGGTACAGAGAGTCTTTGCTCATTTCGAGCGAGAAGATAGCAACAACTTTTTTGATATCCGCCAAAACGACGTTTGTGGCAATATTCAACATGAGGGCCGACTTGCCCATGCTGGGGCGCGCCGCAAGAATCACTAGTTCCGACGGCTGTAGCCCCCCTGTCATGGCATCAAATTCCGTGTACCCGGTCGCCAGCCCTGTCATCTCTAGCGGATCACACATCTTGCTGACAAACTCGTCGATCGTGCCGACTTCTTTCACCGCATCGAGGATCGTTCCGAACGCCTGCTGGCTGTAGCTCTGAGTCAATTCGAGGATGGATTCCTCCATGTCGCCCAAGATGCTGGACCCAGATTCAGACTGATCCATTGCCCTAGCTTTTGCTATTTCGCTGATCGCCATGACAGAGCGAAGAATAGCCTTGTCTTTGACGATACGGGCATAGCTTACAACGTTGAAGTTTCTCGGAATGCCTTCCGTCAAAAACAAAAAATATCCAAGACCGCCAATAGAATCTAGCTGTCTTCTCTTGCGAAGTTCAGCTTCTACGGTGATGTTGTCGGCTGTTTCTCCGGACTCAGACAGATCGAAAATACAGGAGTAGACCCTGCGATGTGATTCAAGAAAAAAGTCATCAACTTCCAGCAGTTCAGTCGCATCATTTACCGCATCTGGGTATAGTAAACATGCTCCCAAGATAGCGACTTCTGCGTGGACTGATGCTGGAATCGACGACTCTTCTACATTCATCAAATTCTCACAATCACGTACAGACCGCGGATGTTTTGGTTGTAAAATTTCCCAGAACTGGCCGCTGATTCGAACTCTTCCGGCAGGGTTGTAGGAACATTGGAGACGACGTAGGTGGCTCCGCCCTTGAAGACTACGGTAAGCTCCAAAGTCTCGTCGTCATAAAAAGCTTCGGATAAATTACTGCTCGGTGCGATCGATAACTGTCTCTGCATGGATTCTCCTTTTATACTGCTCATACCTTGCCTTACCACAACTCGCCATACCTTGCCTAGCCAGGCCACGCCGATCCAAACCCGACCTTTACGTGCCCAACGTCAATCTTTTTGAATCTCGAAACTCGTCACCTGGAACCGTCCGTAAGTTGGGCGGAAATCGCCGACACCAATCAGCCGACCAGCCGAGGATATTACCTCGTGAAGTTCACGCGGAGACACATACTCGGGAAGATTGACCATCAGCGCTATATCCGCCTTCCAGCCTTCACGAAATGCAGGGCGACACCGAGTGATGCCGTTACGCTGCACCTGGACGCGGCAGCGATGCTCATAGTCCCACACCTTCGGAAGTTCCCCGGCGACCGTCGTAATCGGCGATAGAGGACGCAGGCTAACCAGCGCAGCCTTGTAGAGATCCATCGCCGACTTGCGCGGTGAACGCGGGTCTTGCCGGAACTTCGCAGCATTCACCACTGACATCCGCAGGTACTCCGTCGGCAGGCAGATGACGCCATCCCCATTGCGACGAACGTACGATTCTACGTTATCGGACTTCTTCGCCGCTGAACCCTTCTTGGCGGCCGACTTCTCTTCGATCGCCTCAACATTCCACGCGTGCAACAACATGTCTGCCACACCTTCAATTGTGATTAGAGCAATGTATGGAAATGAGTTTTCAATCACTTCCTTCGCCCCGTTGGACACTTCGCTTATCGCTTCTGCCGCTCCAGCCTTCGCCATATATCGTCCTCGATTTGATTTATGAAACCCATACCTTGCCCTAGCATGCCGAGCCCCGCCTAAACCGGCCGAAACATACCGCACCTAACATGACCACGCCACAATAAAATCTATCTCCCTCGCACGCTCATCACGGCATCGTTGAAGGCCCGGCATCCAGGGACGTTGAAAACAGACTCCTGTGCCTTAGCCTGCTGGTTGATAGCAGTTCCATTAGGCAGAAGGAACGATGCCGGTGCGTGCCCGCCAAGGTTCTTGTGCTTGCGGAAATGCTCAATACCTGCAGCGACGTCGAGGATAAGAGCGTCGAGATCAGTAACCTCGACCTTCCAGTTCTTACGGGTTGACTTGCCCTGTACGGACGGTGCCTGATACTCCTGAACGCGCGGAGCATAGACCTGCATCGGCGGCGCTTCTATCGGGTTTTGGAAAATCTCCTCTGCCCGCTCTGTATCTCCAGAGACGAGAGCATCATTCATCTCCGCCAGCGTCATCTCTTCGCTGATCCGCTTGCGTTCTGCCTCGGCATCGGCGATAGCCTTCTCGTCGGCGATACGCTGCGCTTCAGCCCGCTTCCGCTCCTGCTCTTGGTCGTAGGCCAACAACGCCCGCTTACCAGCCGTAATCGCGTTGTCCAGTGGCTCAAGTGCCATCTTTTGACGCGACTGCATCAGGTTGTAGGCCTTGTACATGGCGTCGCGGATAGGATCAAGGAACTCAAACAGCCGCTTGCGCTTTGCCGTCATGTCCGCGACATGATCATAGACGCTCTGGTAGGTCGCCGCCGTCACAATGATTGGCTTGGCCGCAAGCTGCTTTGCCTCTTCAGTCATGGCGGTGATCTGCGTGTCGTTCTGTTTAGGCAATTCAGCCTCCGGTGGTAGAATTTCGGCAATGACAGTCTTCGGCGCGGAAGGGCGTTGGGTTTCCACGTCAGCGTCAAACCCGTTCAACTTCGGCGCAACGACCGTAACTGGTACGTCAAACAGATTGCCTTCGACCGGATTGGACGACGGAGGAATGGATGCAAATGTTGGACTGACCGCGTCCAAGACCTGCCTCATCTCCTGCGCCGACCGCTTCGCCCACCGCGCTTCCGTAGCCGCGATGTCAGCTTCAAGCTGGGGATCAACCTCGACCTTCTCCGGTACGTATCCCTCGATATCCGGTGCAACTTCCTCGCGCTGGACAGTGAACTTCTTGGCGATGAACTGGTTGAAGAACTTCCCCTTTGACTGCGACTTTTCAAAATCGTCGTACAGGTCTGGGGGAAATCCGCTGTAGTGCCGCACTTCTTTCGTGCCGCGAAAACGAAGCGAGAAAATCCATTCGCTGTCGTTATACTCAAATTCTTCGATGAGGCTGGAATCGCACTGATGTTTCATTGACGGGCTCCTTTTCTTGCTAGGTGAAGCATACACTTTATGCAAGCATGAGTGCAAGCATTATTTCTTGAACCGAGAATTTCCCACATGCCACTTTTTACAAATCTCGCAGATGTAACATCCAGCCTTTACGCCAGGTCGCGGCTCCAAACGACTCACCACCCAAGCCGCTTCCATAAATCCATCAAACGCCTGCTTACCCCAACATCCTCGCACGATACGGCCACGCTGCGCCGGAGTCCAATGCAGATGCTGCTTGCGCCACTCCAGATACACTACGCCCCATTCTTTTCGTGTGGGGCGATGGCCGGCCTTGGGATCACATTCTTCCATCACATATCCTTGGGAGCTAGCACATGCCTATGACCCGCTTCCAAATCGCGTGATCCGCCAGCGACCAATTCTGATACCCAAAACTCACGTCCGCACCGGCACTTGCCATCCGCCACTACATGCTCGCCTGAACTCCAGTACGTGCAGGGTTGGATTGGATCTCGGAAGGCGAAAAGGTCAACTTCGCGGAGAGTTAGGTATTTTCCGGTCATGATGCCACCATCGAAAAGCTGACAACCCACACCCATGGATTCGCCGCCCAACTTCTAGCACCGTTGATGTCCTCCCACAATGCTCTGTAGCGCGCAACAGGACTGGGACCGAGCGGCGGAGCGATATTGGACAGAGCAAGCCGTTTCCACTGCGCGTGCTCCGCCGCATAAGCTGGGAAGTGTCCATCTATCCATTCGTGGCCAAGTGATAGTACGCCTTCGTAAATGGCGTCTACGGCGCTAGTTTCTTGCAATCGCTGTACGCGTACCTCTGCGATCTCCAGAGTGCGATGTCCCAATAGAGGCATAGGAGCTACTGCTGGAAGCCATCGTTTTCCAGATAGGATTCTGGATATCTGAGATTGCGTGACACTGTGGCGTTCCGCTATGTCCTGCTGTCTCCATCCTTTATCCGACAGGAGTTTGATAGATAATATTTCCGCATCATTCAAGATGGACATGCCGTTGACGGACCCATTTTGTTTCGATACCCGCCCATGAGCAACCTTGTCGGAAATATTGTCATCGTTATTCCCGAGATATAAATGATCGGGATTCACGCACCACCGCAGGTCGCAGGTATGCAATACATGCTTCCCGGCAGGTATGTGACCATTAGCCAATTCCCAAGAAAGTCGATGTGTAGATATCTGCTCGCCAGCGTTTCTTATACGTCCATATCCCTTCCGATCGACCAAGCCAAACCATTCCCAGCATGACTCGAACTTATAAACGCGCGACCAAAATCTCTCTGCGATAGGAACGGTTTTGGAATATGTTTCAGCCTCTTGCGCCACCCACAACCTATCTCCAGGCTTGCCGTATGGGCATATACGACCTTCATCTTCATCCGCAGCGCCGTAGACATCAGTACCGGGATATTCTTCGCCGTGCTGATCGACTCTCGTAGGCGCATACAAGCCGACACCTTCGGGATGCCAGTCTTCGCTCGGTTGATCCTTCACGATCCGCCGCGTCTGCACCTTCCTGCCTGCAAGGATTGCTTGAACCATGGGTGAGCTGAAAAGTATGGGCCGTTCTTTCATCTCTTCTCCTATGCCGCCAGCTTCGCCAGCAAGTCCTGTCCTGCATTCATGCGTCCGTACACCGTAGTCGTAGCCGCGATAAACTGGCTGACGTCGTAGGCACCGTTCTTGTGCGAGCACAAATGATACTTGCCTGATTTCTTCAACTGCACTGCAATCCGTATCGCCCGGCCAGCCCGCGTCGACTTGTAAACTCCGAGTTCCTGGGCGGCCGTCTGGAAAGCCCATGATGGCTGTTCGGCCTCAACACATTTAAGTTCAAGAACGCAATCATGGCCGTTCAGTTTGCCGAAGCGATCTGGCGTCATAGCCACCTTCATTCCGAATAGCGTAGCGATGATGCCTTTTTCGATCCACTCGGGATCGGGCACGAAGTGGTTCTCCGCGCGGAACTTCATGTATGCCTGGTAGTACGGCCTCACGCGATCGGTAATCCACGATTCGTCAATCTCTCCGTGAGTATCATAGGCGGCGGTCAAGTCGTGAACTTCGGTGCCTCTTTCCTGGGCGTTTCGGAGGACGTCGGGTGCGATCATGGAGTAGTCAGTGAGGCCTTGGAGGCGGAGGATTTGCGTAATCGAAGGGACGAGCACACCTGTTGAATCGCGGTAAATATGGCCTTCCCGCTGGAAGGTTCCGCCATCGATGGAGATGATGCTCACCGGCTGCTCACCGTATAGATAACGTTAGAGACTGAACCAAATAGGAAAATTGCGATAAATATCTGAGCCGTCAATGAGCCGTTAACCGCAATCCGCAGGACAATACAGAAAATAACAATGGAAAGGACGAAGAACCAAAACATTAACACCCCTTTCAGCCCTTTCTTGTTTATCCCTAGCCATGTTTTTCCGTTTGTCATCACTACTCCTTCACCATGTGAATCTCTTTGAACACCGTGGCTATCAATCCAGGATGGTATCCCTTATCGTAAAGCGACCTCATGCCCTCAATCGCTTCGAGTCTCGGCGTAGACGGAACCCCTATAAGCGCAACGATATTGTCATACCATTCTTCAATCGGCTCCGGCCTCATGGCTTCACCGAGAACAAGGCCGTCGGATGTTCCGTATCGCCAACTCCACGCAAGGCACCATCCGCTCGCAATGCTCCGTACCATGCCATTGCCCGCACAAGTTCTTCGTATCGCAAGGAAACGATCTCATGGCCTTCTGGCCTATCACGGAGCCACAGGTTATCGAGGAAGACGCTGGCCGCTTCCAGTTGCTCTGGAGTTACGTCGGTTCCACGCATGGACTACCTCTTTCTCGCAATGGTTCCGTAGGTGGGCGGGTTGCGAATAGAGTCCGCGAACTTCGGGCGAATCGGGCGCTCCGCCTCAGTGCATAGGCCAGCATGGAGACCGAACTCAAACTCCAGACAGTCCGAGTAATACTTGCTGATCTCGGCCATCCTCGCCTCTACGGTTTCGACGATCGACATGGCTAATTCCCAATCATCCAAAGATGGATAGCGTATCCGGTGAAGAGCAGGAGTAGCGGGCCAATCACAAGCTGACCAATCATCTTCATCGATTTATCCCAACCGTTCTCATTCTCGTCTTTCTTGGAGTCGCTGCTGGTTACAGTTTTGAACGCTGTAACGATACAGTTTATTCCATACATCGGCCAGAGCGTGATCTGTGGCGCGTGCAGGTAGGGAACCGCGAACCATGTCCACAGATGAACCTTGATCCAGGCATCGAAGATGCCGAATGGGATCATCAGAAACCACATCACGGCAATCATAGTCACCGCAGCAGGGAATACAAAAAACGATTGGGTTACCGAAAGCTTCGTATCGCTAGCCATGTTCGTCCTCGATTGACAGAGATGTTTAGAGGGTGGCCACCGCAGCCATGCACCGACCACCCTCACCCGCGCAGGGAACCCGTCAAGATACCCACGCGAGAACTTGTGACTACTTTCCAGCCGCAGGAGCCGGAGCAGGCTTCTCGAACTTGTGGGTCTGCCGGTTGAAAACGACGTCATCACCCCAGCCGTTTTCCTTCTTCACCTTGAGTTCGTATGCCGCCACAACCTTGTCTGCATCCACGAACTGCGTCCGGAGCTCGTTGAGCTGCTTGTCGAGTTGCTCCTTCACCTGGGTGCTGATGATCTGCGCTTTGAGTTGCACGTTCTCTTCTGTGGCCAGGGCCAGCTTGACGGAATCGTCGATCGCAGCCACCTTCGGCTTGACCTCAACCATCGGTGTACCCGTATGCGGTTGATTGACCGCCGGTGATTGTTGCGCGAATGCTACTGCCGCGAAAAGAAGAACTGCCGTAATGACGAAAATACGCTTCATGTTTCCTCCGTAAAACTGTCTATGCCTAGATTACTCGGCGTCGGGGTTGACTGGAATTTCAGGATTGCGCGTCTCGGCCCATGCCATCGCATCATCGAGCTTCGATGTTGGGATGCTGCGCGAGTCCAGGGGCGGCTCTATGCCGATGCCCTTCAGGTACACGGCGGCGTCATCGCGGTTCCAGCCAGAGGCAGTGTAGGCCTTGTACCACTTCGTTGCCAAAGGAGCACCGATGGGTTCGTCTACTGGCTCTTGGGTGGCAGGGGTATCGGCAGAGACCGAGGACGACTGCATTGCGTCTGCCTCGATGATCGGATAGTCGCGCGCTTCCTCGACAAGAACCATGCCCTTCATGATGTCAGGGAAGGCATTGCGGAGAGCGAATCCTCGGGCCCTGAGTTGAAGCATCCTGCTCGGATACTTGCCCCACGTAGACTCCTTCGAAAGCAGTCCAGCAGTCTTGGCGTCGTCCATCGTGAATGTCACAGACACTTCGGTCGGGGAATCCCGCCGCTTCGCCTTGCACGTCGCCGAACCGCGCTGCTTGATTTCCGACAGATCCATCTCGGTGACATACTGGCAGATGTGCGGCTTGGAATAGCAAAGAGCGAGTGCAGCATCTCCCCAGATTGCCGGGTTACCGTTAATGCTGGAGATGTTCTGAATTGCCTGCATGGGTTGCAACCCAACTTCTAAACCGTGCTGGAGCACAACGACAATCGTCGCACGGGCAACCTCTGGCTTCATGGATGCATAAGCTTTGGGCGCCATCCCGGAAGTAAGGATGATGTCGGCGAACTCAAATGCTTCTTTGAGCGACCGGGGGGCGAAGGTTTCAGATCGAGACACTTCGATCTGGGCGGGCTGGATGGTTTCGAGAGAATATGGGTTCGATGACATGGTTGACGGGTTCCTTTCAGTTCGTTCTTACTTTCACAACTCTAATTCCATGCAAGCATCATGTCAATAGAATTATTGCTTGCGGCGGTATTCTCCGTGTAACTTCTCCGCTGCCACCTCATAGGCGGCTTGCGCGTCCGATAATTCCTTGTACCTGCCAAGATTGATTTGGATGTTGTTGACGGTAATATGCACCTGAAACCGCTGACGTGATTTATCCCAAGAAATGCCCCTACATCCGCTAGTGTTGTCTTTTCGTAGTTTAGTGTTTATCCCATTCTGCCTATGTGTTGATGGGCGTAGATTATCGTAACGGTTGTCCAACGTATTTCCGTTGATGTGGTCTGCCCTTCTTCCCGGCGGCGGATTCAATATCGCCGCGTGCATCTTCATGGTCTGATTACTTGGCAATCCCCTCTCGGCATAATACTGGTCAAGCTTGGGGTCGTAGAGGGCATACCACTTCCACTGCATCAGCCATTCGTATCGTGATGCGTCAACAATCGCAACCTGTCCTTGCGTGAGCGCAATATAGCGAATCATCGGGTCATCTGGTTGGACAATTACTGGGCGCTCCATGAACCCCTGATGCCCGAAAATGTATGGGTTTGGCTTGCCGCGCACGGTTCCGCTTCTTGTATGGTTATCTGTAGCTATTCTGGTTTTCTGGCCGCAACCGCAGTGGCACTCGCCGTAAGCAATTTCCATGTCATCCTCCTGAGTAGGGCGGCGGCCTAGAGCTCAGGACTCCAAGCCACCTGATCGGATCATGACTTCCGACGTTACCTCATTCTACATCTTCATTTTGACGCTTGCACCATCTTTCTGCAACCATTACACTGTATTCATTATGGCGTCCAAGAAAACGACAAATGAAAGATCAAAAAAGTCTAAGCCCCTTACCAAGAAAAACGACCGCTTCTATGAAATTGTCGGCGGACTCGGTGGGAATGCGACGCTCCAGAGCAAGGGCAAAGAGCACTTCTCACGCATGGCAACGCTTCGTCACCAGCGCAACCGCGAAGCAAAGCTGCTCGCAGGGAACGAGTGAGATATCGCTCCACGACCTTGCAGCCGAACTCGGGGTATCGCTCGACCGCCTGCAGCCACTGCTCGATCACCAGTACCTCCGCTTCACCCGCCAGAACTTCGTTGTGCGGCCCAAGCCGGCGGCAATCGCATGGCTCCGCACCATGTTTCAGCCACTCACGATGCGCCCATGGCTTTCATCGCAGATGGTGGCGGACCTTACCGGCGTTCGCATAGGCGAGCTTCAAACCCTCTGCCTGATGTACGACGTCCCACTTCAGTCCGATCCCGTCTTCGGCGAGCTGATGTCAATCGCATCCTTTCACCGCTTCTTCAACTGCCTGCATCACTACCGCGACCCATCCAGATTCGACCGCCAGGCCCTGCTCCGGGTGCTGATGGAGGCTATTTCCTACAAAGACGATCAGGAGATGGCAATTCCGAAACTGCCATTCAGTCGACGGCTCGATCATGAGATCCGGCGCATCGCACGGCTGGACGAACCAGACCGCACATTCAGGGCTACAGCACTCTTGGAAGCCTACCGGGATGCTAAGGGTGTCGCAGACGCTTTCACGCGCTACAAAGGGCTTGTGGAGCCAGATATTGAAGGTATGGTGAAGTTGGAAGAAGTGGTGAGAAAATCTACTGGGATTTAGCTAACTGCTTTTCCAGTTCCTTGTGATGGCGATTGCATAGGTGTCCCGGGGTTGGATTACCGGTACAGACACGGCACATAAGGCGTGTATCAACTTCGAATTTCATCGGCTGCTCCGTCGTGCTTGACTGGCCCTGCGCTGGTTGCGCTTGCCGTACTTGCCTCGTCCAGCAGCTTTCATCAACCTAGCAGGTATTGGCCTACCGGCAGAGGTTCCAGTTGCGCGCTGGAGTGCACCGCGGCGTTTGCCGGAAGCTTGCGCGCCCCATCTGGATTTTGTCCGAGCCATAACTGCCACCTGTCCAACTGCAAGCATAACAGAAATCCATGCATGGACGCAACAGAAATCCCACCCGAAGGTGGGACTCTGTTACCTGTCTGCTGGGGGATATCTACAAATTATACGCCGTGAACGACTCCGGGATCAGTCCCCACAGCTTCCGTGCCGGGCTGACTTGCAGTGCCAGTCCCGGTTGTCCCCGTACTTACGGGAGCAGTAACCGAGGTTCCGACAGGAACAACAGTCGGATTTGGAGCGGGGATTGCCGCCGTCAGCGCACTTGTGCTGCTGGCAATGCTGGTGTTCGACGTCTCGATTGCAGTGTTGTTTGCACTGATGGTCGTGGCGCTGGCGCTGATACCCTGGGCAGCCGCTTCGATCTGGGCGATCAGAGCCGACTGGTCAGGAGTAGGGCTGCTGTTTTGCAAGGCGGTGATGGCATCGGCAATCTCTGTGGTTGCTGCGGTGATAGCAGATGCCTCTGCTGTGGACGCAGCGGTGTTCTCGGCCACGGCCGCAGTCTCGGCGGTAACGGCTATGGTCAGGTCGGAAACGGCTTGTGAGAGGGTTACGGTAGCGGTCGACATGGTTTTTATTCCCTCGAGGATGTGGTGTTGGTTTCGGATGATGATGCTTTGATTCTCTTCGATGCGGTGAAGCCGTTGGGCGACTGGCTCGAAGAAACGAAAGAACCGGGCTTCGAACGCAGAAAACTCACTCATGGGGATATCCTATCATGCTCGCATAGGAGCGCAGTTGCTTTTCCGTTAGATGCAGGATTATCAATTCGTGTCTCGTTTATCCTCTGAGACCAGAGCGACAACGCTTTTCGTGCGCCATCCCCATTTTATCGCAAAACAAAAGGGTAGGGGCTGGTTAGCCTCTACCCTTTTCGCTATGGCTGCCTACAGATTTGAACTGTGGACTTCCTTCACTTGGCGCTTCATCTATGGATATCGCCATAGCGAGAGGCGTTGCTGGAGGCACTCTACCTAACTGAGTTATGCAGCCATACCGAAACTCTTGCAGCGAGTAATTCGCAATACCCGCATTTGGGATTTGCCGGAGGCTTCCAACCGGACCATGCTCGCTGCAAAACTTTTGCGGGTAGCGGTCCCGCCCTTTACCTCTGCTCGGTCAGCATTTACTCCGATGTGCCTTGGCTTCCGAATCTTACTGCGACGCCGCTATTCGTCTCGACTCGGTTGCTGGCAGCCCACTGACCTTTGCCTTTCGGCCATCGTCGGTTTAGGTTATGTCTTTCAATGGGTCACACATAAAGCGGCACAACGGAAGGTACACTGTCCCTTCCTCTCGTCATGCGCCGGTTATTAGCCGGGCGCTTTACATGCTCAGGGACATCCGATCCGAAGATCGCTGCCCTAAAACTTTGCCCTGGCACCCGTACTGTGCCTCGCGTCTACCATGACGCGCTCCATGTGCGGAATCCACACATCCGGGAGTTGAACCCGGTTGCCCTATGGGGTTGGATTGGTTTTCTCTCCAACTAGTATGTCGGTACTTACCGTATACCATCCCCAACTCAAACTTGAAGCAGTTCGGTTTGATTACCGAAACGTCTCATTTGCCCCGCATGAGACCCCTATCGCGTGTACTCACCCTTGCTACCGGGCTTTCTGGTCAGGTCTTGGATCGCCAAGCCGCTGCAACTCATAACGTGTAACGCCTCGTATTGCACTCGCGGGATAGTCTTAGGAGACCTCCACAACCCTCATCGTTCGTAGACATTTAGAGGCCGTCTTGAACAACTCGACAAAGTCATCCAGCCTACTTGCTGTGCCGAAGCACATTCCAATGGTTGCGTGAGGATGACTCGAACATCCGTTCCATGGCTTATGAGACCTGGACACCACCGTGGTCCTCGCAAAACCAATGTATCATACATGCGAGCATCTGTGCAACTAAAAAATGGTGGACTCGGAGAGATTCGAACTCTCAATGCTCGATGAGCTCCGGGGTTACAGGCCGGTAGGGCTACCAATTGCCCCGTCGAGTCCAATTTGGCGGTAGAGACAGGAGTCGAACCCGCTTGTGATGGGATCGCCACCACTGACTAGTTTTCAAGACTAGCGCCCCACCGTGGAGCACCTCTACCATGTTGGCGGAAACGGCTGGATTCGAACCAGCGGCACCCGTAGGTGCTTCGCGTTAGCAGTGCGATGCCATAGACCACTCGGCCACGCTTCCGTACTTGGTGCGGATGAGGAAGTCGAATCCTCACGTCCGTAGACACTGCGTTTTGAGTGCAGCGCGTCTGCCTGTTCCGCCATATCCCCAAAACAAAACCCTCACCGGTTAGGGTGAGGGTTTGCACTCGTCGAAAACTTTGGCCTATATGCCTCTGCCTCGCGCGCGCAAACCCACTCCCAATGAGGAGAGCAGATATAACGAACTGAGGCATAGGTTCTTCACGATTTTGAGTCTATGCGTAGACGGCGGATGAAGTCAAGAACTTTATTTATGCTTTCTCGTATATCCTTCCTCGAAGGCTGCTGCCGGAGAGTAGCTGTAGTAGCCATCAGGATAAACAATGTAGTACCAGCCTGCCTGCGGCATTGGTCTTCGGTGTGTACTGGTCATGAACTCCGGGTAGCGAACGTCTTCGGGCGTGATGAAGATGTCGCAAGAGTTTGGTAGCTCGCGGATGCACTTGATCTTCAGGGCGTGAACCTCTTTGTGGCACACGTAGAGCGGAAGTTCTTGAATGTTTTCCATGGCTGTAGTCTATGCCGGGACTCGCGTCTCATGCAAGCATTATCTTCGGCTAGACTTCCGCTGCTTCACTCTCTTAGGAAGTCGCTTGCCTTTGGGGGTAGCGCGCTCCCATCGTTTTACAGTTGCACGGCTGATTTCGCCACGACGTGCTTTGGCATAGAACAGTTTCCTTTGAGATTCGCTCCGAAACGGCATACATCACCTCACCAAATGTCTTCCTCTACGTGCTGGCCGTCCGTGACGGGTAGGCGTGAAACCTGAAGCTATAGCGGCTGGCTTGCTTCTTCCTGCAATACCTTCGATCGACTTTTCCAGCGGCAAGACGCTGTGTACAAAGTTCAACGCGGCATCCTTGCGTCTCTCTCCTGGGGTCTTCCTGTGGTTCACGCCATCGTCGTTGAACGTCTCTGCTGTCTCAAATACAGCCTTGCCAAATGCGTGGGCGTCGGAGCCGATGATGCCACCAGAAGCCTCATCCATAAGCGCGTACTTCAGCCGCGCATTGGCTTTCTTCTTGTCCTTCTGATCTTCCGTTCCAAGCGTGTCGAACACCATCTTGGCAGGGTAGAGTCCGACCGCGAAAGAAACGTTAGCGAGCTCCAGCCATAGTGCATCCTTCGGATTGTGAAGGGCGGTCTCCAGTCTGCGCTTGTCTTCTTCGGCTCCTGCTGGGTTCGTCTTCGACTTGACGCCAATCATCATCAACTGCATTCCGAGACCGGCGGCACCGGCATTGACCATAAATCGCCCCAGCGACCTGAATTCCTTGTCGCTCCACTTCGGATCGCGCAGGCCTTCGATGACCGTGCGGTTAACGAGGTTCATTGTCTTGAACGTGAACGTCTTCAGTTGCCACGTCAGGCGGACCATCGCATTGTAGGTCTGCGCCATCTTCTCATCGGAATGCAGTCTCATGACCGCTGGTAACTCCGACGGCCGCCCGCTGCCAGTTGTCCAGTCCGCCGCAGCGATCATGGCGCGCTTCACATCGTTTGCGTCTACACCGTTCTTGGCGATGCGGTCGATATCCTCGTCAGAGAATGCGTACAGATCCTTCAATTGGCGACGCAGCGCCGGGTTCGATGGATTCTTCTTCAGTTCCGGCTCAACGTATCGTTCGAGATAAACGCGACCAGAGGCTCCAGAGAACAGGCGTGTGACCCAGATCATCGGCGTGAACCCGGTAACAGTGAGCATCTTCTGCGCCCAGCCACCTGCATGGAGGCCCTGCTCCATCATCATCTGCTGACGCACGTAGTCGTTCAGGATTCCGGCGTCCTTCGCCATACGCTTCGCTTCGACAGGGTGTGCAGCAACGCTCAGAACTCCCCCAAGGAGCGACCGCGTGTTCGTCACCATCGATGTCTTCCATCCGTGGAATCCAACCTTCAGGAAGCTCAGGCCCATCTTTGTCAGCACGGTCCATTGCGACGCAAGGCGCAGGGTTGTGCGGTTGTCGCGGCCCATCGACAGTGGGTTAAGGTCTGCGGTCACGATACCGTCAACTACGCGCATACTGGATTCTGGCAAGGCGTGGATGAATGGGTTGATCTTTTCGCGCTCCTGGCCGACAGTCTTGATGTTCGCCAGCATCTCGCTTGCCTGGCTGATGTAAATGTTCAACTCGCGGGCAGATTCACCATAGCCAGCCATAGTGGTCCGGCGGCCTTTTTCAAGGTTGCCAGCCAGCCGCATGTCGGAACGGTTCTTCTCGAAAAACTCCGCGGCCTGCATCTTGTTGATGCCCATCTTGCCAGCGTACTTCTCGATCATCTTCTCGCGGCGCTCATCGCCGATCGGCATGTCCTTGATCTTCGCTAGCGTCGTCACCTCGCCGTTGAGGATGAACTCCTTGTTCCAGTCGTAGATGTGCGGCCAATAGTTCGGGTTTTCCTCGATGTCCGAATAGGGAATGTACCGCTTTTTCCCGTCCTCGTACACCGGCATCTTCGCTCCGGCATCGGCCAGACGCTGGCGGACATAGCCAAAGAAATCCTGCAATCCCTTTGCTGCTTCTGTGATCTTCGGATCGGCGCTCGTCTCCTTGCCTTCGAGCACACGAACAACCTTTGGGAAGTCTGATTCCGGCGTAGCGGCGATGGTCTCAGCCACATGCGACATGAACTCACCCTGATACTGCGTCTTCAAATGGCTGCGCTCGATGAGCTTCCGCTGAATCTCACGACCTTCTTTCGCATACCCAGAGTCGGCCATGTACTTGCGGATCGCCTGGTCGCCTGAAGTGTGGTACAGGCGCACCCAGTCGGTCACGAAGTTCTTGACGGCATTCGTCTCTGCCTTACGCTTGTAGAGCGCGACCTTGGTCTTGTCTGGAAGCCTGCTGTAGAGGCGGTCCAGCACGGCACTACGCTCGCCAGCGTCCGCCTTGTGCTCGTCCATGGCCAGCCGCAGCCCAATCTGAGCATCCTTCACTACCCGATCAACCTCTGGCTTTCCCGGCTGACCGGATTCGATAGCATCACGCCCTGCTGCAACCGCCTTGGCTTGGATTCCTGCGCGCGCAAACAGACTTCGATGTCGCGCAGACTTTCCCGAAACGTCAACTGCGCAAACGCCATACACAAATACTGATCCAAATGCGAAAAGGTTTTGGTCGGATAACTCGACGGATATCGCGCGATGCAACGCCGGAACGTATGGAGCGGGAGAAAATCCATAAGCTGGGCGAAAACCAGTTTGCCGGTGAACATTGAGAAACCCCGAGGCCGAAAAACCCCAGTTTCTCAAATCGGCGTTCAAGTCGGTGACACCCCTAAAATCCGTTTTCTTAGTCTTTGTCAGTGCGTTACACTGTGCGCCCGGCAAAATTGCCGGACAGCAGTG